GTCCCTTCCCGTCCTAGGTAGCCCGCGCAGCCTGCTACATATTTCAAGGATGATGGGGAGAATTCTGCGTGATCCCTGTCTGAATGGTTTGGTTGTTCTAGTTCCATAGTGCTGTCATGTTTTTCAGTTTTCTGTGTATTGAGTTCATTACATTTTCCTCTATTGAGTCTGACGCAACCAAGACTTTCTGGAGCGCGTCCGACTTCGCGCCGTTGCGGTGGATGCGCCCAAGCGTCTGGACGTAGTCCTTGGCTGAGAAGGATGGGCAAATAAGGCTGACCCGTGGGCGGTTGCCGTTGATGTCGTGCAAAGATAACCCCGTCCCACCTGCTGCTATGTTGGCGACTACGGTGTGCGTCTTGTCGTCCTGAAAGTCATCGATGACTTGTTGACGCTCCTTAATACTTTGACCACCCTCAATACGCCCGCACTTCAGTTTCTCACATAGGGCTTCTACGGTTTCTCTGAAATTTACAAATAACACCACGGAGTTCCCCTGCTGGCACAAGTCTTCCGCCATATCTGCTATGTCAGGTGCCTTGAGTGCTTCGGTTAGCTGGCGGGCGCGGAGTATGTTTACTAGCACATACTCGCTGTCTTCGACTTCCCCATGCTCGACGTAGTTTTCTATGATCGTTGGTGTTATCCCCAACTCTTCATATGTCTTGATAATTTTATTAGCATCTGCAAATTTCACGGGGTCTACAAACACACGGTTGTCGCGGAATGAATCAGGAAAGTCAGCTACTGTTAGTTTGTGTCCCGTTACTCCATAGATCGATTTGCGTATTGCGGGTAGGACACCCCTCCGCATAAACCTCCATTGTTTCCATTCATCTTGGTAGCAACCGTTCGCTTTCATCCAGCTATACCAGTTACGCATAGCCCCCTCACTTTTGTTCAGCCCGTGCAGCCCCAACATAAAACCTATAGCTCGCATTTCCGTTGGGTCTTCACAAGCAGTAGCACCCATGCCGTGAACACGGTAACCTTGTTGAACGAGGCTAATTATTAGCTGGGCGTTTTGTGTATACGGGCTTTTACATTTGTGGATTTCGTCCACCATCACCACAGTGTCTTTGGGTAGGTGCCATGTCATCAGCTTCTTACCCCGCTTGGTCATGTGCGGAGTCCTGCCCGTCCTTATTTTTTCGTAGTTTAGGACAAACTCTGGCGAGATACCTGTCTCTGCCAGTTCCCGCTCCCAGCTTGGGATAACTGCCTTGGGGCATATAACCGCCACGGGGCAGTCCAGTTCTTTTGCGATGTGTGCAGCGACCACAGTTTTACCAGTGCCCACCGCACTCGTGTCTATCGTGCTGGTGCCTTCTTGCAGCTTGGCGACGAAGAAGTTCTTGGCTTCAACTTGCTTTGGGAACAGGGTCTTCACCCCACCATAGTAGCCACTATGGAAAGCGTATCAAGAAAATAATTGAATTATTTTCCTCTTATGTAACGGGCAATGAGGAATGCATCGACCATCCCATCGTGCGGTTTGCTGGCCCTCTTGCTTTTCTGCCAGCACTCATCAGGAGCAAGGAGTTCCGCCTGACACAAGGCGACTTCTTTTGTTTTCCCCCTTGGGATGTTACCCAGCATTTTTCGCTGCCACTTGTGAACGCTAACGCAATCCACACTCCATTGCCGACTTTCCGCCAGCCCCAGCAACTTACCAAAACTAATCCCCATTGAACGAATCGCTTGTGAAGATTTCGCGTGTCGTAATGGTTCTTCAATCGCCATGTGGAAGTCTGACTCCAACGACATTACCCAATCATAAACTACGCGAGTGTTGACTTCCCGTTTACCCATCCTGTGTAATGTGGGCATTACAGTTTTAGCAACCACTGCTCCCGTGCATCGTGATATGGCAGTCAGCCCACCGTCTAGTCCGTTGTCTACTCCGATAATCACAGAGAGTCTATCGCAGATCGTTTTACCAAAAGACCTTCCCCTTCGCTTGGGAGGAACACGTCGATATTTTTACCTAACATCTGAAGATAGGCTACTTCTTTAGCTGTTTGAGGCACCACTAAGTAAAAAGCCCCCACACATATTTCTTTACGAAAAGTAAAATCGTTAGGTGGGATATTTTCCCTAAAGATAACCTTTGGGTTCGACACAAACAATTTGTCAGGAAACATCGTCTAGGAATACAGGGGTGGCTTCTTTAAAGTCGGATTGGAGATATTCATATTCATACATCTCCTCTGCCTGTTTAGCGGTTAAGCGGTGGTTCTTTACTAAGATGTCCAAGGTTATCCTCTTGCTGTAGCAGGCGACAGGGGGTCGCCCATACTGCTCAACAGTTCCTATAAAAGCATCTTCGAGTCCTGCGAATAATAGCAGGATACTTTCAGCGTCTTCGTTAGTCTCCGGTTTGCTCATCTTCAATGGGTTCAGCGTCAATAACTTTAGGTTTTATATTTACTGCTCCCTTACCACGATCCGCTTTTGCATCGTTGAGGATGCTTATATCTATCTGCACCTTACCTGTGCCTCCTCCTGTTTTTGCGTTTAAGCCAAGGTTACGGCGAATCAATTGGTCGAGTTCAGAAAGCTCTCTTACGGACTTAGGCCCACGCAGATTTTGCATAGAATCCCGCAGCAGCTTTATACCTGCTGCTGAAATATATGCTTGGTATTTATCAGCGGGACTTGATTGAGCTTCCGCCAACTCCATCATCGATTTGTCTTCGGCAAGACGCGCATCGTGTTTGGCTAGGTGAACCGCATCGTCTGCGATAGCTTCAAGGTTTTCGTCCAGTGTATCTTGAAGCGGGTCAGCACTTTGTTCTTTTGCTCCCTCGCGTTCTGGGTTCGACCCATGCGCGTCATGTTTAGGGGCTATACCTTCCTTGCGTAGCCACCTCCTTAATGTAGACGGGTGTATATCCAGTTCCTTTGCGATGGTAACCAGCTTATAGTTCTGGTCATACATCTCCAAGACTCTTTCAAGGAGAATAGATTTTTTAGTTTTAGCTGCCAAAGTATTTAACAATAACGGATTTTTATAGTAATTTCAAGTTGCATGAGTAAGAAGCTACATATCTTTGAACCCCGCATCGACTCAACGACTAAGAAGATGGACGTGGGTGGCATACTCATCCCACCTACCAATACATTAACTGCGTTGCTCTACGGGTTTGCCCACCACGAGGCACACCGTGCGCGTGAGTATTACTTCTGGCGGTTGTGCGACGAGCTTTGGAACCACGACGATTTACCGGAGCCTTTAATGGTGCGCCACCCTTGGGCGGAAGAGATGATAAGTGCTGTCATCCGCAATAAGTATGTAGCTATTGGAGGGGCTGCTAACAGCGGTAAGTCGCATACTATGGCTGCGTGGGGCATCCTGAACTGGTTGTCCGCACCACGGGATACACTTATCCTGCTTACTTCAACCACGCTCCGTGAGGCGCGTAAGCGGATTTGGGGTTCTGTTATCTCGTTACTCATGGTGATAGAGGGCGCACCGATCAGGATTCGTGACAGTATTGGCAACGCTTCCTACGTCACCGAAGCGGGCACCCTGATCGAACGTGCTGGGCTGTCGTTGATCGCTGCGGAAAAGAGCAAGACACGGGAGGCGGTAGGTAAGTTTATTGGAATTAAACAGAAGAGGGTGATCCTTATTGGGGATGAGCTATCGGAACTCAGCGAAGCAATCCTACAGGCTGGTCTATCGAACTTATCCAAGAACCCTTACTTTCAGATGATCGGAATGAGCAACCCGTCCAGCCGATTTGATGCCTTCGGTGTGTGGAGCGAGCCGCAGAATGGATGGGATTCGGTGGACACCAATGTCGATGATAAGTGGAAGACTAAATATAACGGTGTGTATATAAGATTCGACGGCGAACGCAGCCCCAATGTGATAGCAGGAGAGACAATCTACCCTTGGCTCCCGACACTTGAGAAGCTCAACGAGGACAAGGCTTTGCTGGGGCAGGAGTCTCGTGGGTATATGAGGATGGTTCGCGCTGTCTTTTTTGACAGCGACGAGACTGAGGGAGTTTATTCAGAGGCAGAGCTTACCCGTTCAGGAGCCATGAGGGGGGTTGAGTGGAACGGAAAGCCCACACCGATAGCTGGGCTTGACCCCGCGTTTACGAATGGAGGTGACCGCACGATCCTGTATACGGGTTCTGTTGGCTATGATAAGTCAGGGCAGTATGTCTGCGAGCTAGGGGAAGCGATCCACCTTAACGACGATGCCACCAACAAAGCGGTGCCCCGCACTTACCAGATTGTGAGGCAGGTGAAGGACGAGTGCAAGAAGCGCAACATACTCCCCCAAGATGTGGCGGTTGACGCAACAGGTGCTGGTGCGCCTTTTTGTGATGTGCTTGCTGGGGAG